CCTAGCACCCAAGTATTGGATGCACGTTTGGTAAGCACCGCCTGCGACCACTGGGCCCTGGTTTTGTTTCCAGGGGTGTAGTTTAAAGTAACTCCTACGGCAGCAGTGACAGTTAGTTGTCCAGTACCTGTCTGCAACAACGCAACGGTAGAGCCTACAGGAATACTTGTGGAGTCCGTAGGAACTGTGATGGTTGTTGTTACGCTAAACTCAACTAGGCTGTTTGTATCACCAGACTGTAGGGTGTAGGTTCCTAATGTGCCGCCAGAGTTAACCGAAACAAAAGATGAGGGGCCTGTGGGTCCAGTAGCTCCGTTGGCTCCTGTTGGACCAGTTGGACCAGTAACGCCTTGCGGCCCAGTAGGTCCTGTCGGTCCGGTATCACCTTGGACACCCTGAAGTCCTTGAACACCTTGGGGTCCTGTCGGACCAACTTCGCCCTGAGGTCCAGTAGGACCTGTTGGTCCAGTGGGTCCAATCGCACCAGTTGGTCCAGTTGGTCCTGTAGGGCCAACAGCGCCAGTATCTCCCGTTGCTCCCGTAGGGCCAGTCGGACCAATGTCGCCTGTCGCACCGGTAGAGCCAGTAGGGCCAGTAGCTCCGGTTAATCCTGTAGGGCCCGTAGGTCCCGTAGGGCCGATGTCGCCCTGCACACCCTGGACGCCTTGCACACCTTGCGGACCAGTAGGTCCTGTGTCTCCGGTGTCACCTGCAGGGCCAGTTGGTCCCGTAGGTCCGACTTCACCGGTTGCTCCCGTAGGTCCAGTTGGTCCAACGTTTCCTGTTGCACCGGTAGGACCAGTAGGTCCCGTGTCACCTGTAGCTCCTGTAGGGCCAGTTGGTCCCGTCTCTCCGGTGTCACCTTTGTCACCAGTTCGTACGAAAGTAATTGTTACATCTAGCCCGTTGGCGAATGACGTAACCGAACCCGACAGGTACGCAATTGGTACGTGGAAAAAGTCGTCATCACCTTCGTGAACGTGGCTGCCATTAATTGCGTAGTAAACGTAGTTGTCGGGGTCAGCTGTTTCGCTAACACGGAAGTGCCCTTTGATAGTTGACGTTGAGTCGTCAATAGTTTGCAAGTAGTTTGTTGCGTCTACTGAAGTAATGTCTAGAGGGTCGATGTACAGCGAAGTAGCGGTGGTCAAAGACGCATCGAACTTTAAGTTACCAGCTCCAGGGTCAGTGTGCGCCGTGTCTGTTAAGTAGTTGTAGTCAAACGAAGCCCCACCAAAAGAACCTTCAGGGCCTGTGGCACCAGTTGCGCCTGTCGGACCTGTAGGGCCAGTTGGTCCAACATCTCCTGTTGCACCGGTAGGCCCTGTCGGACCTACCTCACCTGTGGCTCCAGTCGGTCCTGTAGGACCAGTGGCTCCAGTAGCACCCGTTTCTCCTTGAGGACCTGTTGGCCCAGTGGGGCCTGGTTCTCCTTGCACACCTTGGACACCTTGAACACCCTGTGGACCTGTAGGTCCTTGAATACCTTGTGGTCCTGTCGGTCCAGTAGCACCGGTAGGTCCTGTCGGGCCAACTTCGCCCTGTGGCCCCGTAGGTCCCACCTCTCCTTGAGGACCTGTTGGCCCTGTTGGTCCGACGTCGCCTGTAGGTCCTGTGGCTCCAGTTGCGCCCGTAGGTCCTGTTGGCCCCTGAACACCTTGAGGACCCGTAGGTCCAGTTACACCCTGAATACCTTGAAGACCTTCTACGCCCTGAGGACCAGTGGGCCCAATCTCTCCTTGTGGACCCGTTGGCCCAGTCTCTCCCTGCGGTCCTGTTGGGCCAGTCGCTCCTTCAGGACCAGTGGGCCCAGTTTCTCCTTGGATACCTGTATCGCCTGTAGCGCCAGTCGGTCCTTGAGAACCTGTTTCTCCTGTAGGTCCAGTTGGGCCTACAAAAGAGTAGGGGTTCCAGTAAACACCGATAGCGCCACCAGTTGGAGGAATGGCGTCATTGTTGGCTAAACAGATGAAGTAATCGCCTTCGTATTCAATGATTTCGCCAACCACATACTGGTTTGTTAGGGTGCGTCTAGTGTCGTATTTAAACCCTGGGTAACCAATGTCTCCCTGGGAACCAGTCGGACCTGTGTCGCCTTGAGGTCCTGTTGGACCCACATCACCTTGAGGCCCTGTCGGACCTTCTACACCCTGAGGTCCAGTAGGACCTACTTCTCCTTGGGGGCCAGTTGCCCCAACTACGCCTTGAATACCTTGAGCACCTGTAGGTCCTGTAGGTCCCTGAGGACCGGTAGCGCCATCGTTACCTTGCGCTCCAGTAGGGCCTAAGTCGCCAGGAACTCCCTGGACTCCTTGAGCTCCTGTTGGGCCCTGAGGTCCAGTAGGACCTGTAATTCCTTGCGGACCAGTCGCACCCGTAGGACCCGTAGGTCCTGCTGGACCTTGAATACCCTGGTCACCTTGAGGTCCTTGAGCACCATCGTTGCCTTGAGGACCTGTTGCACCAGTTGGCCCTGTCGGGCCAGTGACGGTCGAAGCAGCCCCTGTAGGTCCTGTTGGACCAGTAACCGTAGAAGCGGCCCCTGTGGGCCCTGTAGGGCCTGTAGGGCCCCTTTGGCCAGGCACCCCAGGAAGAAGACTAATGTCAATTTCTGGATATCCAGGGCTGTTAGGAACAAACTCTCCAGTGCCAGAAAGCAGAGCAATGTCTACTTCTGGCAATCTTGGGGCATCAGGGTTAATAGCCATTAGAGAATTGCAGTCCTAGCTCGTGCAGTAAAGAACTTTCCACCCTTAATTTCAACAGGGAGAATAGTTCCGCTGTTCGGGTCGGTGTTCTCAGGGTCAACAAGCTGTAGTGACCAGTAAGTTCTTTCGGCAACACGAAGAGTTTGGTCTGAGGTTAGTGACAACGTAGCAGTGTAGTTTCCTTCACCGTCATCAGTGACTTCCAAGTCAAAGATTTGAGCGGCCAATACGCTAGCACGTTGAGGCAACAACTTGGCTTCGAATGAGGTGCTCTCGTCGAATACCCCAGAAAAAGTGACTTCTGCAGTAAATGCACGGCCTTGGTAGGCAGTAAGTTCTCCAGCTTCGGTAGGCCAAACAACTGGCTTGTCTCCGTAAGTTGGCGGAGGAGTGTCCACACGCTGTGGGAACGAGCGGTCGTCCACTTCCTGAGGGGTGTACAGAGGAACGTAGCGGCCAGTAGCCTTAGAGATTCTGCGAAGACTAAAGATATCAATCGAGAACATACCAATTCCCAAGTGAACACAAAGCTCTTGATACTGTGCTTTACGCACGTTCATCATTTCCATTAACTGGCGGTAACGCTCAGAACGAGGGATGTTGACGCCGTCTGGAGCCATAATGTCAATGTCAAATGAGGAGTCGGTGGCTAAAGTGTAGAGCGCCAAACTAGTGGCGTAAACTACCACAGGGTACTCTTCAATGGTGGGTAGCGTAGCCGCATTTAAAGTGCGACCTAATGAGTCCGTGTGCTTAGCAGAATGCTGGGCTAGGGCAGACTCTACAATGTATGCCAACTCCGCTGCTGTAAAATAGCGGTAGTAAAGTCCGCTGACAACAATCTCGTCACCATCATCCGGTACTTCGTCAAAGACCAAAACGCCACTGGACTCTTCAACAGAGGTAGAAGAGGTGACGTCTGTACCGTTTAAGGTGACTGTGATTTGGTCTGCATCCAGCGGAGAGTAGTGGATGTTAAAGCGGTTAGTGGTGCCATCAGCGACGAACTGAACGACAAAGGATTTACCAGTGTCGCCCAACTCCAACCGAACCCTACTTACAAGGTTAGCGATGCTTGCCATCAATCCTCCGAAAAGTCTATGTATCTATAATCCCTTATTATGTAGGGGAATACAGCGTAAAAAAGTCCGCCCTGCTGGGAGGAGGGCGGTTACCAGCAGGACGGACAGTTTAGAAGGAGGTTACTGAACCCAGGTGTAACCCAGCTGATTCAAGTAAGCCGCCAATTCACGGGGCACAGAGTACTTGACTCCAGCCTTAAAACTGTAGGTGTTACCTACACCGAAGGTCATCTCTTCGATGTCCTGGTGAGTGCGGATGATAACTTTGTCATTGTTGACCGAAACTCCGACTTCTTCAACCTCATCGATTAGAAGTGGTTCGTCTGGTTTCTTTGGGTCAAACACGTCACGCTCAAGGCTTTCGGCCTCTAGCTGGCGACTGATTGAGATTTCTTCCGCACGGTCTGCAAGAACCTTTGCGTTTGCTTTAGCAGCAAGTTCTGCTGCACGTCCTGTTGCGTCCTGAGGACTAGTTGGTTTATTTGCCACGATGTTTTCTTCCTGTTAGATTTTTTGTTTGTGTTGGGGGACCACCCGAAGGTGGCCCCCCTTCACGAGGTTTTGGCTATTAGTTGGTGTAAACCTTGTTGATAGCCTGGTCGGTAATGATACCGAGACCCCAGATGGCGTACCATGCTAGTGCGTGCTCACGACCAAAGTCTAGAACACCACCATCACGAAGCTCAACTGGAAGTGAGATAGCGTGACCGAATGCGTTGTCACCAATCATGATTGACTCGTAAACTTCTGCAGCGTTTCCGGTTGCGCTAGTTAGGTAACCCTTCTCAGCGGTGAAGTCTGCTGAGGTTGGGTTTCCACCCTGACCAGGTGCGGTGTTAGGTAGCACTGGAACAACACCAGCGTTAGCAGGTGCGCCAACTAGTGATGAGGTGGTGTAGCCTGCGTTTGCAGCCAACTTCTTAACCTGAGTGGTCTCAATGAATACGGTGTCGTATAGACGGCCGATTTCACCAAGCATGAAGTTACCTGGAGCAGCGTACTTGGTAACTTCAATGAACTCTGGGTTCGAGCGAAGGTCACGAGACTGCTTAGGGTGGATGAACATAACGTAGGTCTCACCAATGCGAGGGATGTTCTTACCAGCAAGGGTAAGAGCCGAGTCCTTGATAGCACCAGTGGTCAACTTAAAGTTACCGTCTAGAGCGCTAATCGAAGTACCTACGGTACCTTCGTCGTAGTTGGTGAATGCGCCACCGGTGATACCTGAACGGTCGTAACCGAAGGTAGCTGAGGTAGCTGCTGACAAGGTGTCACGAGCCTGTACGTCTAGGTACTGTGCCATGTGGCGACCTAGTAGACGTGAAGCTGATGCCATGATGTCATCGAACGATGCGTTCAATAGAAGCTCTGATACAGCAACTGCGTAACCGTGCTCTGCAACGGTGATAGCAATCTGCTCTGCAGTCAGTGCGTTGGTGGTCATACGTACACCTTCGGTTAGTGGAGTTGGGTCCACTGCGAAGTTCTTGTAACGTAGGAAGTTAACACGTAGACCAGGTGCGACACCAAGCTCGGTCTTCTTAACAGCGAACTGCTCGAAGCGAAGGATTGGCATTGCCTGGAATAGGATTTCCTTTGACCAGATGGTCTGAATAGCCTGCGAAAGCTGGCTGTTCGAACCTGAATAAGCGGTAGGCGCAGAAGCGAGCTGCGACGAACCAGTAATAGCTGAAGCCATTAGTTTTGTCCTTTCAAAGACGTCGGGTTTTGGTTATTAGTTACCGAACAATCCCTGTCCACGGTTATTACCTGCTGTGCCAAGTAGCTTGGCACGGTTCTTCGCATAATCTGCCATAGACATATTAGAAATGTCGTTTGGTGAGTACTGTCGTGAGTCCGAATCGTTGTCGAGGGGTCCAGAGGCAGGGCTCGTAATACGAGTTCCCACCATTTCCTTGCGGCTCTGCTGTGCAACTTGCGCAACAGAATCGAAGATTTTAGAAGAACGTTCCTTGAGTCCAGCAATGCTGCTCTCAATTTCGTCCTTGGTGTTTCCAGAAATAAGGTCGATTAGTTCTGGAATGATTGCGTCACGTTCCTGCTCTAGGCGCTGCTGGCGGTAAGCCGATAGCTCCTGAAATTCACGCTCACGCTCTAGAAGGGCGAATGCTTTTTCACGGTCTTCACGCTCACGCTTGATTTCCGCCTGCCATTCCTGTTCCTTCTTTGCAAGAAGGTCACGAACCTCAAGTTCGGCTTCTTCCTGCTTCTTGCGCTCTGCTGCCGCCTCAGCCTCACGGGCCTGACGAGCTGCCTTGCGCTCTGCTTCTTTAGCCTCTCGCTCCTGCTCCTTTGAGCGGAGTAGTGCGAGCTCTTCCTGCAGCTTCTCTACCTGAGGATACAACTTAGCCTTCTCCTGAGCACGTGCTTTCTGAATTGCTTCAGCCACTTTGTCAGTGTTAGGGATAAGGGTTTCCTCTGCAAAAACCTCTGCAGGTACTTCGGTAACCTCGGTTACCTCTGGTGTGTTTTCATCCATGGGGATTCTCTTTTCATTCTATGGGTCGTTTTCCGAATTAATGCCACTTGACCTTGTCAGTTACAAGATAAGTTCAGCAAATAATCTGCTGAATTTCTCGCTAAAACTAAAAGTTTTTAGTCTTTGTCAACCGCAGCTCTTTGGGGAAGTTTAGTTCCGTAAGCCTGAGTTACCAAAGTATTTCTAATCTCCTGCTCGGCGCTCATGTTCTGCTGGGCGGCCATGTCTGCCGATTCTGGAGTCTCTGTGCCAGCAGGGCCTAGCTGACCATCACCAAGGATGTCGCCGTCACCCAACTGCATAGGGTCCATAGGAGTTGCTGTGCC